ATATTGGGAGCCACTAGATTTTTTCCTTGTATTAAATATTTTATATATGGTTTATTCTTAGATTTTAATAATCTAAGAGTTTCAAACGATTCAAGATCATCTTTAGATGAGAATAAGTATGATATGTCATCAAACTCCAAAGCTCTATTTGATTCAACTAAGTTAAATGATGTTAATTTGAGTGAATTAAATTTAATTTCATTTGTGAACGAGTCATTTATAACATTACCATCAACAACCATTTCAAAATTTCTTACTTCTTGCGTATTGCCAGAAGAAAATAGTGATGTGACAGATTCTAGTTTAGCATCTCCAACTGTACCAATAGATACTCTAGACGTTGCATTAGAACTTAATTGCATATCTGCAAAATTTTTAGTTCCTGATGGGTGAACAATTGAATTCACCGTAGATGATACATCTAACCACGATTTTTCACTTTTAATTGTATATGATAAATTTTGATAATAATCGTTATCAGGTAAATATTGAGTATCTACACTAGTCATTCCAGTGTCATCCAACCAACCAACATCTACTTTTTTCTGATGTGAAACTTCCAAACTACAATCGACTTCTGAAAGTGATTGAATTTTACATTCAAATCCACTATAAGAACCTCTAAGTGTTTGTCCAACTTTTAATCTATATGATCCAAAATATTTTAACTTATTTTGTTGTGCTTTTACTATAATCAAATCTGTTTCAATAACTTCATTATTATCTAAAACTAAAATAGTTTCTCCTTCTAAAAAGTCTGCATAATCCTGCGTTACTTTGAAAATTGGATAATTTTCTTTTGAAGATACAGAAGCATATGTATTAAGTTGTGTTGTCAGAGCAACTCCAGGATTACCAAACAATTTTGGTATTTCCAATTCTATCGTAGCTGGAATTGTATTCGAATAACTTATTACTTTAAAGAATGAATATCCATGATTTGCAGAATTAAAACCTATTCCAGTGTTTTCAACATTTTGTATATTCTCCACAAAAACTTCAGATCCATTTGCAAATGGTTGATTATTACTAGGATATCCAATAGTTGGAGTACTTAAAGTGCAAGTTAAAATGCCAGAAGTGGAAGATGTTACTTTGTCAATTCTTATCGAGTTTGTATTGTTAATACTACGAATTTCTACTGGTGTATTTGCTAATCCAGTTATTGGCGTGTTTATTTCTACTGAAACAATTGATTTTGTGCCCTGTGATCCATCACTTAGTGTAGCAGATACTGAACCATTATTAACTAATTTTCCACTATTAGATTCTACAATTACCAGATTTGGTTCATAATAAAAACCATACCCACCAGATACCACTTCAACGTTAGTAACATATTGACTATCAATAATATCAATCTGCTTTGAAAATTCTATTTTTGGAGATAATGTTGTATCAGAAGAATATTCAAACCCAGTATTTTTAAATAGAGTTGAATTTAATTTTCCAATAGAATTAGATTCTGCAATAATAATTTCCGAACTCCCATTTAAACTATTACTACCACTATAATTTGGAGTATTAGTGTACAGATATCCACCATTTATTATATTAGTAGAGATGATAGATCCTGTTGCTGTAGGAGACGATGTATAGTATTCTAATGTATCGGTATTACTTTGTGTGTAATTTAGTGCTTCTGGTACCTGATCCAAATAAAATGAAAACTTCGTATCTAAAGAATTAAATATAGTAAATTTATTATTATAAACACTATCAACATAATTTATTTTATTTGGATGTGAGTAACTGACTTTAGATTTTATTACTTTTTCCGAATCACTTATAGCATAATATAGTTCACTTGGTGTATTATCACTATACTTTAAGGTCACTGTGCCTACACCAACCGAAACTGCAAAGTTCAAATCTGATCCAGAAGATATATATTTTTTACTAAAGTTTTGGTCTTCATAAAAATCTAAATTATATCCATCTAGAGAACTATCGCTAACATCAAATTTTAGATCTGAATTTCTAGGAACGTCTATTTTAGGACTTATTAAATATAAGTTTTGTGGTTCAGTTCCGTAAAATGGTAATGATGTAAGATCTAAAGTAATTGGTGTATTTGAGGTGGAATTTTTATATGTTTCAGATAATTTTATATTATGGGGATCTTCCCTATTTACATAGTAGATTCCAGTCGTTATTCCTCCAATAACTGATGTTGAAATATAATAAACTGCATCACCACTGTTCAGTTGGTGATTTACGATATTAATTTTATTTTCCGTCAAATCTACATCAGTAGGGGAAAAAACATAATCTTTGACTGAAATATCATCAATACTACTTAAATATCTTAATTTTATGAAATCAGTTTGCCCAAATCCTACAGTAGTATTGGATTTTGCATTTAATTCAACTTCATCATCATTTGATAATAAATGTGAAGTTGATACAGACACTGTAGATATTATTTGATCTATCTGACATGTAGTTTCGGAATAACCAGGATCAATATAATAATCTTTATATGTATCACTATATACTGTAATTGTCTCATCATAAAAAGCAAGACCATCTGTTCCATATACATCTACCGATTTTGTTGCAATTCCGATCACATCATCAGACTTTTTAATAATCCACAAATTTCTTTGAGTTTGTCCAGACTCAAAAATGGAAAAAGATCTATATTCCGAATCTCTTACAATAAATGCTCCCACATTAGTGTCAGATCTATTGAAAGTTACCTTTTGCCCATTGTTTAAATTATGATTGGGGATATAAATTGATTTTGATGGAATTTCTACATTTACACTAGAAGAACCTATTTTAAATGATAATGGGACGGTTGCTCCACTGAGAGTAGAAATTGCAACAACTTCAGATGGATTGAAATATATTAAATTATTTTCTTTTGATGGTGTACTTTCAGATTTAGTTTTTGTATTAATTGTAAACCTTGTTGGTAATATAGTTACTTTAGAACCAGATTCTATGTTTTGGTCGCTACCAATTATCTTTAAACATCTAATTGTACTATACTTTTCATAAAAATTTAAAACTTCATAATAATTTTCAACAGATCCATTATCTACTCTAATAGATCCACCAATAGATATTTGTGAAGGTAAGTTGTCAACTACAATGTCAGTTACAACACCTACAGAATTTGATCCTAAGGACAAAGATTCTGTCAAGTTAGTAGAAAATTCTTTTACATTGGCAACATGCAAGTTTTTTAAAAACTGAAAAGATGTATTAAGTCCAGATATACTAACCTTTGAGTTGTTTAAAATTTCATGAGATGGCAATATCTTTATCTCATATTCATAATCTCCTATCTTATATAATTTTGATTGGTAGAATTTATATTCAGTTGATAGGTCTGTAATATTTTTTCCTAAAACTTTAGTAACTTTTACATCTAAACCATATCCAGAATCGGTAGATTTAAAATTAAGATTATCCCCAACTTTAAAATTAGACCCGCCATTTTGAATTTTAATATTATCTACAGATCCTCTTGTTACACTATCCACCTGTATAGTGTTTGTAACTGTAGATTTTGGTGTAACAAAGAAATCGTATTTAGAATCTGTATTAGATTCCATGTATGGTGTAGTATTTCTCTTTAAACCAATAACACTTGAAGATTGATTTAATGATCCATCAATATTTTCTGTTACTGGTCTATTTCTATAGTTTTTAATAAAATAAGGATATTTAGCTATAATCTCTGAACCAGTAGTTTTTGTAGTTGCAAAGTAAGCGTAGGTTCCGTTAGGAAATTCTGGTGTTTTACAGAAACGACCGTTAAATTCATCAAGATCTCCAGTATTAGTGAATTTATAATCTTCCGTAAAGTAACCAGATTGGAAAAGAGATAGAGATGGTCTATTCGTCACACTATTTGGATCTAAAGAATACCCACTCTCCATTAATTTAAAACTTGACTGAAAATTATTTGGATCCGAAAATCCATAAGGTCCATATATTGGATTTCCATCATATGCAACACCAATAATTGGAGAATGACTTGAAGGTGTTATATTAAAAAAGTTTGATAATTCTTGTCTATATCCAATAATTGAATATGTTAGTTTCCCTTCAGAAGTTTCTATAATATCATATGATGGTTCTCTGTTAGATTGATATTGTTTTCCATACTTGAAAGAATTATCTACAGACAATTTTCTAATATTTGCAGAAAAAATTGCACCATTTCCCCTATTTTTTATAGTAACTTCGGTTAGGTCTTTACTATAATTTATTCCTTGGTCAATAATTTGTACTCCAAAAAGTTTTCCATTTAATATTTCCGCCCTTAAAATTGCTCCACTACCAGTTGGATCAGTTATTTCTAGATCGGGGACTGAATAATAATCGGATCCTGAGTATAAAACTAATGCTCTTATTATTTTTCCACTTTCAGTTATAACTTTTATCAATCCATCTTTTCCAGATAAAACATTGACTTTTGGTTTTTTCTCAACATTTAAAATTGTTGATCCATAATCAGAACCTTTTTCGTAGACATATGTGTCTATTATACCACCATAAATTTTTGGAGTAGCAACAATTGTGTTTTGAGAATTATCGACTATACTTTGGTATGTTACATTTATTTCAATATCTGGATACTTAAAATACTGATATCCAGAACCAGTAGAATTAAATTTAACATAATTTTCTTGATCATAATTTGTTTTAATAGTTCCACCAATTCCAGCATTACACAAGCGGAATGAATCGTTATTATATTTAAGTATATAATATTGATTTTGATTTGATAGTCCTTCTATAGGACTTGTTTCATAGGTGTAAGATACTAATTCACCACTTTCAAATCCGTGGTTTTTAAAAGTTACAAGATTATGAGTGGTTGAAATTGCGGATTGTGATACTGGCAATTTCCTGTAGGTGAAACCACTTCCCTGATTTTCTACTACAACTTTTTTCAGTTTCTTTTGTGGTTCTGTTCTAAATTTATGGATACCGGTATTTCCTTCAGTACCTAATCCGACTGTATTAATTCCTGCACTATAATCAAATTTTGATGGATATAATCTTACTGTCCGAGAGTTTACTACATCAACAAAAAATGAAGAGTTGTTTGATAGACTAGTGTATGATGGTCCTTCAGTATCAAAAAATCCAATTCCAATTGGTGCATTATTGATATCATTAATATCATAATACACTTTTTGACCATTATAAAAATTATGATCATCTATGAAAGTTATTGTATCCGCAGAAGGATCTAAACCTCCACCTTGGTCTACACCTCTAGCATTAAAAGTGACAGACCTACTATCTAACAATACAATTGGCTTTAAAACTACATTTTTTGAATTTCCACCAGACACGGTTAAATTAACTGGTTCTTTAATATCAAATAATTGCTGATCAACTACAACTTCTGATATATTTCCATGTAGAACAGGTTCTATCTTGGCATTGCCAGATTCGAATCTTAATTGTGGAGGATTTAAAATATCATAATTTTTTCCGGAACTGATAACCGTAACAGATTCAATAGGTCCATAATAAATTCCATCTGAAGAGTTTGGACTAACAATCTCAACTCCGTTAGCCAAAATTCCTACAGGTTTGGTACCAATTTCATAATTTCCATTTATTTCGGTGCTATCATTAAATACTTTTTTAAATAATTTTTTAGATGATAGTTTTTTGGAATCAGATTTTTGTGCATATAATGTAATAGTATGTGTTCCAGTTGGAATTGTATCACTATTAATTAAAACATAATTAGAACTACCTATTGAAGTTCTTGAGTTGTAAAGTTTAAATTTATTTTTAGAATTTGCATCTATTTCAATATAATAAATTCCTCTTCTTAATCCATCTATTGAAGACCCTGTGTAATCATAGTATATGATATCACCACTAATTAAAGATGGATAAACAACACGACCATTTACAGTTGAGGTAGATAGTAAAATTGAAGACCATTTAAATTTATTTTCAAGATAATCACTTATCGATTCTATTTGATATTCAAATATGTTGTTATCTATCAAATATGATGGTAATGAATTTGATGCAATATAAAGAGAATTGTCATCATCAGTGTATGTGTTTATAATATCTGTTGTTAAATTTTCATATTCAAAAGGAATATTATTACTTAATGTGGTTTTTACCAATCTACGAATATCATAAGTTTTATTGCTACTTAATTTGGAAGTAGATTGATCTATTTCTACTTGATAAGTTCCATCCGATAGACCCAATATTCTTAAAATAACTGCAGAAGTCAATTCTTCAATTGTTGATGAAATATTCTGATTTATTTCTCTAGCATTAATTTCAGTATTTCGTTCTAAAAATTCTACAGCATCACCTACTCTAAGAACAGAGGGATCATCAATCCTTGATTTTAAAATCAAGGTTCTTCCACTAAAAGATGAAACTTGATACCTAATTGATGTATTATAATATAAAGACTTTGAAATTCTCTCAATCTTAGATAAATTATTTAATTCATTTGTGTCTAAAGGATTTCCAACAGATGTTACATACCCAATCTCATCTTTTGCAAAAGAATATTTTTTATCAGTATAATTTACATTTACAGATGTTGAATTTGATACTAATATTAATTCTACTTTCTTCTCAGTATCTCCATTTTCATATCCAAAATATAAGTCGTTATCGTAAACGATTGAAGATTTTGGTATATTTACATTTATATACTCATATCCACTAGTGTAGCAACCTAATAGTTGATTAAGAGTCTTTTCTCTATAAAAAATTACTATTTTATTACCATTGCTATCCACATAAAAAACACTGCCACTGTCTTTAAATGAAACAGTAGAGTCTAAAGTGATTGTTGTTTGATTATTAGATGCCTGTATTGAGGTTACAAGTTTTGATGATGGAGTTACGTTAAAATTATCGACAGGACTTGAAGTGTTTTCGTCATTGCCAATAAAGAATAAAAATTTGAAATATGATCTTCCTTCTCTGGTTAAAGTTTCAATTTCGGATACTGGAGCTGATGAACTTAAATTATCATTTTTAAAAATCTGTTGTCCAATTAATTTTAAAGGATCTAGATTAGAAGAATTAAATACCGCTTGGAAAATTACCTCATTTCTTCTTAGATAGTTTGCAGAAGATGATTTTACTAGATACTTTTCTAAGTCAACAACTATTGGTTCAATATTATATAATGCTTTAAAAAGCATTACTATAGATTCATTACTACCTTTGGATCTATAAAAACTACTAGAGTTAGCTAAAAATAAATTTAGATTAACATCCTTATGTAAAGATGTTGATTCTAACTCTGGAAGTAAAGTGAACTTTATTTTATTGTAAAATTCTTTTAAAAATAATACACTTAAGTTTTCGACACTTGAACCACTAGTATGAGAATTAGCATTAGTATCTAAAAATGATAATGTCTTTCCATACTTATCAACACCACTAAATCCTCTTACACAATCCAAAAACTGAGTTGAGTTTTTAGATTTATATGTAATAATTTCATCGCCTATTTTAATCAGACCATACTTCTCAGGAAATCCTTTTGTATTACTTACGGTAATATCGGTATCAGTGGAGGAAATATCGCTATTTAAAATAATAGATCCACTTACAATTTCGGGTCTAAAATTATCTAATTTTACATAATCACTTAAATTATCTATGATATCATAAGTAGATCCCTGATTTTCAAGACTTACGTAATATTGCCTTAAAAATTCAGTAAATTTTGGATTATCTGAAGTGACAAATTCAGGTATTTGATTTTCAATAATGTCCTGAATTTGAATTTTGCTCTCAAAACCCTTCTGTATCATATTACTTTCCTTGTTAGATTACCATTAGAGTAACTTGATCTGTAATAACTATCTGTAAATAAAATTCCAGATGTATTTTCACCAGACGTAATAACATCCTTTAACATATTTATTTTACTTTTTTGAATGTCTAAGGACACATACAAATCTTTTAATGCTATAATGTCATTGGAATTTGGTACAGCCTGAATTTCAATAACATTATTTGGAAGTTCTGTGGATGTTATATTTACCAAATTCAATCTAATTTCTCCCGTAACATAATCAACTACGCCCGCAGATTTCACAATTGTTAATGCATTTTTGGTTGGATCAGTTGATGGTTGAATAATTGCTAAATTTCCAGTCTTTTTATCTTCATTTGGGATATCAGTAAGATATACAAATTTTGTAGCATCAATTGCATTTGGAAATAATCCTGAGGAGATTTTAAATCCTGTAGATTTTATATTTTTTCCATCTGGATTTACATAAAATTGATTTCCATAACAGAGTTCATATTCTGCAAATTGATTTATCAATGCATTAATATTACGTCTTATCAAAATTTTTGTAATATTTGAGGTGATATTTTTATCACTGTCATCAATTAATTTTACAGCTTTACTATATCTAAATCTTCCACCTAGTTTTGAAGAATTAATCGAATTACTAAAATTGGTCAATGTTGACATAACTTTTGTTCTTATGTCCTCTGGAGTAGAAGATTTTGAGGAATCATAGTAAATTGATGAGTCTAACTCAACGTAAAGAACCTTAATATCAGTAATTTTTTGATTTATTCCTAAAATTGTATACTGAGATAGTTTTGATAAAATTTGTTGCTTATCAAAATCAGAAATATAAAGTCCATTTTTTGGTTTTATTGCAATTTTTACGGTCCCAAACTCTGGAGGATCTAATTCTTCACCACCAATTACATTTACAATTTCCGCATTTGGATAAATTTCTGTTTTAATTAATGCTTCATAGTCTCTTGCTGTAACTGCTCTGTACTGCGAGGAATAAATTCTAGGTGCATAGTATCTAATAGAGTCAGTTGACTCTATTTCTGCCCCATTACGGGCAGATAGAACGGTTGTTACAGATGGTGTTGTTATTGGGGTAATATTATTTCCATTTCCATCTTTCAAACTGCCAACAAAATCAAAATTAGATGCTCCATTACCATCTCTGCCATCAGTTACGACATAATCTATCGTAACAACTGAATTATTTTCCAATTTTTTGCCAAAAATTCCGTCACCAAAGATAATTTCATACTTTTCATCCTTAACTTCTTGAATCAAGTATATTTTCGATAGTGAATTTATGTTTAAAAGGTTATTTACAAGGGAATATTGCTCACCTGGATCACTTTGACCAATATTTTTGACATAAACACGTATTGTACTTGTATCAACATTCGCATTTGGGATGATAAAACGTTGATCTAGTGAAGCATCTACGGTAAATTGTTGCCTTAAATACCTTCCTTGATATATTTCTATGTTAGAAAACGATGCTACTCCATTAACTGCAGACCTTTCAATCTCTTCAGAGATGGAAAATATGTAAGATGAGTCATCTACTCTTCCTACACAGACCAATTCTGGTTGTAATTTGACTGATGATACTGAATTGTTAACAGAAATATCAAATGAAACCGTTGCTTTTGCTGCTGCTTTGGATCTGGGGAGATATCCAATATTTTTTGCAAGAGATACTACATTTTCTCTGACTGTTGCAGAGTCTAAAAACACCTCATTCACTGCCAAATTGGAGTTAAATGATGAAATATAGGTGTTATATGCCAAAATATCAATTAAAATTGATAAATTTGACCCCTCAAAGTCAAAATCTGTGAAATTTGAATTTGCCCTGAGGTAATTCTTAATTTCTGTCTTTATTTGATCAAAATCTAAGTTTGTATAATTTGTAAATGGCATTTTATCTCGTTGCTTCTAGAACGAATGTGAATTGTTGTGTCGGAAAATCTTGTCCAATGATATCAAAAATAACAGTGACATCAAGAGAATTGTCATCGAATAGGGGATTTATATCTACATCAACATTTTCAACTCTTGGTTCATAATTTCGAATCGCTTGTAAAATTTGATCTTGAATAATACCAATAATTCCGTAGTCCATATTATTGAATAAAGAAGATCTCACATCTGATCCAAAGTCAGTGTTAAAAAATCGCTCACTGGGGATAGTTTCGACAATATTGCGAATTGATCGCGTAATTGCTCTTTCATTTGTGAGAGTAAGGATATCCCCAGTGATTGGATGTCTATCAAATGATAAACTAATGTCTTTGAATGATCTTGATATTCTTTTAATCGCCATTGTAAATGACTTTTTTCAATTATTTATCAGTATTTTTCATTTTTTCAAGTTCTTCCATTGTAAAGTCTTCCGGATCATTTGATTGGGTAGGCATAGACCAATAATCAGTAATTAAACTCGTAGTTCCCCACATTTGGTACATGTAGTCCTTGTTTCTATCGACTTTTAAATTGCCCATAGTGCTCCTGTTTTATTTAAAACAGAACTTTTTGAGGGGTTCCTATCCCTATTCGATATTTATTTTCCATTAAAAAAGGAGGTATTGCTACCTCCTTTCAAATATTAGGAATTGAATGTTAATTAAACATTACCGTTTGAATATTGATTGTATATTAACTTGCGTATTACCTCTTGAACATTAATTGAATGTTGGGAGTTGAATACTGTCTAAAAGTTAATTACTTACCTTGTCCACGATACTTTTTACGTGCTTTGTTACGAGAAGACGCAGCGTACTTAGTATGCTGGCCTCTTCCCTGACGAGACTTCTTGGGCTTTCCTTCGACGTATCCGCCACCTTTTCGCATTGCCATGATAAATCTCCTATATGCTTATAGTAATTGTGTTTGTGGGTCTTTGAGGATATGTAGATCCTATCGAAATTGATTCCCCATAAGAACCTTGAGAGTTGTACTGAAAGGATACTTGATCGGGACCAGGACCCTTATTGGCATAAAAGTTGTCTGCCATGTCTTGAATTTTATCGAAAAATTCATCCGTTGTCAAGTCATTATATTTGGTTTTACCCTTTACAAGGATTTTATATCGATCTGTATCTGGATATATTTCCATAAGTCTCAGAGAACGCG